CCGCATTGAGAGCGGCAAGGATTTTATCTTTCATGATATCGGTATCTCCACCATTATCAGGGTTTTGGTTTAAGTTCAGTTGATTATAACCAGAATCTGAGGTAAGTGCTAATTTCACCGCGTTCAGAACCTTGGCGATAAAGCCCTTGTTGTTCTGCTGAGCCTTTTCAAGAAGATCATCGACCCGAGCAACGATGCGCTCAAGATCAGAATCAGAGATCCCCTCGACACCATCACGCGCCCCACCAATGGACTGCTTGATCGCCCGCAGCGCAGCCGGGACAACAACGGTTTCACCATCGATAACGTCAACGAACGGCAGCTTGTAGGCGTCGAATTTATCAGCCCGCGACTCATCGAACCACATGAAGCCTTGGCGGTATCTGTCGCCGGGGTTCTCCGCGCTATCGGATGCCTCTCGCCACCGACCTACGGCTGCGCCCGCGTCCCACTTAGGATCTCCCTCTGCGATCGGGAACGACCCGGGCGCCGTCTTGTTGGTTTCGAGAATGGAGGTGATCACATCAATTCGGTCGCCGTTGACAGCATTGGCAAACAGGCCAACCCCTTCATCTGAGGTCTTGGCGCCGGGCGATTCCAGCAGCAGGGCCGAGTGGTCGAGGGTCAGTTCACTGGCGATAGCGTCAAACTCCTCGCCGTTCATGGCGGTCCCTGGCTCCTCAATGCGACGAAGGAAAAAGCCGGTGGACATATCAACAGGCTGCTGCATCTCGATCCGCTTCATGAGCTCGCGGCCACGGTCGGAACGAAGCGCAACCTCTGGATTTATGGCGACATCGCTGATCAGTCTGTTCTGCTCAATGCGAAAATTCAGGTGCATGGCGCCGACGTTGTGCTGGATAAGTGAGCGCGGGTCAGATGCGGAGACGAAGCCGCCATTGACCATGGGATGCTCGGCAGGCGCCGGGATGAATGCAGCATTGGCCTTCAGGTCTTCGCCGAGCTGGAACGTGTCCTGAGAGGTGTACAGGATGCCGTTCATCACCGTGTCGGCAATCATGTGCTTGGCGCCCTTGATGATGATGTGCTCAACGCCTTCAATGGTGGTCGAGCTGATATCCGCCGCGTTCATTCGCAGCGTTGACTGTACGTTGACCCGGATTTGCTTTGGCATGTGCTATGGCTCCATTCAATTGCTCAAATGATACCACATAAAAAAGCCAGCGGTTAGGCTGGCTTTTTTGGGCTGCTGTCTACCCGTTATAGCTCTTCGACAAACCGTTTCAGTTTCCCACACTTCTTACATGAACAGATTGAAATGTGTTTTCTGTTTACTGAATGAGCTCGTGCTCTAAGTTTTTCTACGCGTCCCTGAGCGCACTCTAGTATCGCCTCAAGATCACTCTTTGTTGTCGTTTCTGATAAGACTTCCCATTCGTGCTTGCAGAACATCCTGTACATATTTCCTCCCGCGCCATACCCGGCGCTCAATGTTTCGCTTGCTCTGTATTGAGCTGCTATGTGTCAAAAGAGCGTATTTCGTCCTTGGTTACATATGCTATCTTTCTAGTCCCTTTGATCATGATTGATAAAAGCCCCTTGTTCTTTCCTGTTTTGGCGCGCCTGAACTCTGCGCCTGTCACCTTTATCACCTTGAAATCGGCTGGCCTGTCACTAATCCACCCGGCCTCGTAAAGCCTGAAGTTTTCACTAACTACGCCCATCTGTGACAGCGCGGCCTTGCCGAATGAATACTCCGCGAATGCATCTATTTCCATGTCCATAATATCTCTCCCCTTAATCCCGTTTACCTGCCAAATCCTCAAAAGCATCCTCAATGCTCTTGCGACTCCGAGAGCTCAACTTCCACTCACCATCATCGAATCTGAACACCTTGCCATGAATGCCGATCTTATAGTAAGACCCGAACACACGGATCATTGCGCCCTCTGGTGCTTCGCTCATCACGGATACTCCGGCATAAATTGAGAGATCATAATATCGAGGCGATCAGCCCCGGCTGTGAGGCTGCGGAACAGATCAACAGCCTTCCGGCTATTTGATACCGCCACCCTGTCGCCCATTTGAGACATACCCAGGCCGACGCAGCCCTCGACATCATCGGCATAGTTGGCAGCGTGGAACAGGATCAGCGATCGCTCTGGCACCCCGGCTATCTGCCAAGTATCCGGGAACCGTGCAGAGCTGTAACGCTCGCACCGGTAGTAGCCCTGGGGAATGCAGGACTCGAATGCCCTGTTTCTGAGCCACGGGCGCTCGATGGTGTAGAACGCTATACCTCCGCAGAACAGGCGGCCAAGCGTGCCGGCGGGCGTGTATGCGTAACGCTCAAGCCTGAGTCGCATTGTTGAGTCGTCGGGATTAGGCATCGGGGTTCTCCTGTGCTGCTTTGATGACATATTCTGCTGATCTGTCCATGCCTCCAGTTCTGACTGCAATCAGACCATTTTCTAATTCCACTGTCTCTGGCACAGCCACCATCCCCGCATCTGCCAGCACCTGCTTGGCTTGGTCTAGGGTGATTGGTGCGCGCCGGTTCCAGCCTTCTCGGGTATACATCGATCTGTTATCACACCCGTCAGGCTGGTTGCTGCACCAGATGCTGCGATACCCTGGGAATTTGGCGCTCTCTATCGGAGCGCCGCCACAAAACGGGCACGGCTTCAGTTCTTCACTCATCACAGCCCCCACATCCGTAGCCACTTGCGCTGTGCGTTCTGGTACATAGCCATCTGGTTTTCCGGCTTCATAAGCAGTTTGGTAACTGCCATCCGATAAGCTAACCCAACGCCTAGAGGGCTTAAATTCTTCGGGTTGCTCCAGTCGATCGCCGTTGCCTTCTCGAGCTGGGATTCAACCTCTGCTCTAAATTCGCTGATGTTCATTATTTTGACTCCTGCTCTGCGGTCTGCTTGCGTAGATCAGCGGCCCTGGCATTTAATTCATCCAGAACAGATCGCATTGCTTTGTTATAACCCTGCGAATAGCTGCACTGCCTTGGATGAGGAACAAAAAGCTTGTCTTTGAATTTATCCAGCACCCCGGCATCATGCAGCACGAGAGAGACTGCGGGGGATTCGTTGATAATGTCACATACCGCCCATTTTAATCCGTACAGTTCATCTCTGTTTTGCAGGTTCGGAGCGCAGTCTTTAAGAACCCGGCTCAGCCGCTCAACCCTTGCCGCCAGCTGGTCGCGCTCTTGCTCGAGAGTCTCGATCTCAGATGCAGCCACATCGAACATCAATAAATCAGCATCCAAAGGGTGTTGGTTCGCCTGCGCCCTTAATTCCTTGCTTAAATCACTCATCGCTCGCATCCTCAAGAGCCTTTCGCGCCAGCCTACCGGATGCCGATTCGTGGCGAGCTATGTCAATCAGCGCCTCTTGGTATTTCTCTGAAAGCGCCTCCAGACGATCCGCCTTATCCTCAAGCGCACCGATTACTTTTTTGCATTCGCATGTCATATTGATTCTCCTATGCATGTGTTAGCGTTCTTCTTCACCCGGTCGATGGCTTCCTGCATCGTTGAAGACCCGCTATTACGAACATCAAAGTTTCCGCTGGCAAGCCAGAACTTACCATCAGGGCTTCTAAATCCGGTTTCGATATCTCTCCAACCATAGCCTGTCATTCTGTCCAGCACCGTCAAGCTTCCCATATCGGTATGCAATGCCATTTGAGTTTCATCACCCGTGCCTGCCACAAAATGAAAATCAGTTTCATTTATTACTGTATCTGGGGTTACACCCCTGTAGCACTCTTTCCCGTAATCGTTCGTGTACTTTTCCATCATCAACTCCCAGTAACCATAAAGAACATCACCACAAACGGACCGGCCACCAGGGCGACCGATGCCACGAAACTAACAGCCGCTTTCATTGGCCTTCTCTTCGATCACCGCCAGCTCAAGGTCTTCAATGCTCAGAAGCTCCGTATAATCCGCCTCGGTGCAATCGCGGGTGATGCTCATGACTTCAAACTCAACCTCGCCCTCATCGCCCAGGTCTTCTTCAAGGCCATCAGGCGTGTGATTGTAGGTCGTGGGCGTTGCAGGCGTAAACGAGATCAAGCTGACATCGTATATCCAGCCGTTTTTGATGATTTCCATGACTCTCTCCGTGGTTGTTTCATACAGAGTAGGGCAGCCACGGGTTACTGTCAAGCGTTTATCTTGAGGGGAAGAAGGATTTACCTTCCTTTTTGACTTTGGCAACGAAGGCGGGATTTTCAGGGTTGCCGGATTTGTCTGTTAATACTTCAATTGTCGAGCAGCGGCAGTTAATCGCTTGGCCTGGGATTTGATACCACTCTTCCTGCTCGGTCGTGGTGTGCAGTGTGCCATGCCTGGCCGCGTGCGTTCGCCTGGTGGTGGGAAGTAGGGCCGACAGATGCAGCTCACGCGTAAACACTCCCAGATCATCCCTGGCGCTGTCGGACTCCTCCCATCTAGCCCGACGGTGAGCCATGTTCACTTCTGTCCTTGCGATCCGCTCAGCCCTGGACTTTGCAACGCCGAACCGCTGGCGAACATCTCGCGCTATAGTTCTAGGGCTCTGGCCAGACGCCATGCCTTCACCGAGCACCCTGGCCAGGTCCGCCCGGGTGTCGCCAGCAAACCCTACCATTGTTTCAAATGACCGAGCCTGAATGAACTGCAGGCGGCTGCGGTACGCCGGCGAGCTGAGCACCTGAACTATAGACCGGTTGTAATCGTCTGATATGCCGCCCAGGTTAATGACGGCCTCACCGGTGCCGAGCTGGTAAGCGTCCTCAATGGCCTGGTTCAAGAAATAGTCCGGGCTGCGATTCTCAAGGATGAACTGCTCGATAATCGATTCGATAAATTCTGATGTCTGAGCGATCAGGTTGGCGTCGAGCTCATAAATATACCGAATCTCCCGGTTAACAACGGCGCCGGTCTCTGCATCGACTATGCGAAACGGGATGGAATTGAATCTGGCAAGAACGAGCCGCTGAGCTTGGAGCAGCCGCTGCTTGATTACCTTGTCAGTGCGCCGAAGGATCCGCCCGGTATTGCTCGGGTTTTTCTTATTGCGGGGGAGGATGGGGTTAGGCATTATTCGTCTTCATCCAAGTCATCCAGGTTATCCAGGTTATCACCCGGCCCATCGTCTTCCTCTTCCGCTTCAAACCCAGAGGCTTCCCTGATCTCATCCGAGCTGAACGGGATGACCCCGGCGCCAAGGCCAGCCTGATTAATCTTGGACATCTTCTCGCCGTTGCCCAGCCGATCGGACTGCGTTGGCTCCAGCAGGCTTTCCCAATCGACAACGAAATCTTTTCTCTCAATCGCCCCGATCTCCATCAGCCTATGGACCGTCAGCTCAATCTGCGGGATCAGAAAGTTTTCACGCCGGGACATGTTTGTTTGCGCCCACTCGACGGTATCCTCTCCGGATGCAAGTCGACCAGTCTGCATGCCCACAAGGATGGTCGAGGGGATGGAGATCGACGCGGCAAAATCCTGCAGCGCAACTTGGAACGGCTTTTCCGGATCCCCCATGTTGATTGATGTGCTGTTAGAGGTCATGGCCTGCGTCAGGAGTTGTTTATCGTAACCCTTGACGAATGCATCAATTTGATCTTCCAAGGCGTCAGGCAGGCCATTCATGTCGGTTCCGAGCGCCTGCGCTAGCTGCTGCAGGTTTGCGTCCTTATCGATGTCGATGTGCAGGCTTCCGCGGCTGTTCTTCCAGAACCCTTCACCGCCGGCCCCGATGATCTTTTCCATGGTCTGCAGGTCGTTAAACCCGGCCTCAAGCGCCGGCACGCCGTAAATACTGCCGTCGTCAGCCCCCTCTGCCCAGATGATCACACGGGACGGGTGGACATCGACAGCTCTACCGCTGTTGGGGTCTCGGTCTCCGGCTGCAGTCTCCTGAAACTGGTACATAGCAGGCTCGGAATAGGCGTCGCTTGTCTGGTCCTGGTTCCAGTCTTTAACAAAAAGCTGCCCCTCAAACACAGGGATGAATTTGCTGAACTGCTCCGGACGAATGGTGCCCATTTGCTGCGATAGCGTCTTGCCATCACGCACGATCATGATCAGGCCAGCATAGCGACCAACCCGGTTGCGATAATCAACACCTCTCAGGCGATTCCACATGTAAATGTTTTTGGCGAACAGCTCGAACTTCTTTTCCCACTCGGTCTGCTCATGAGGATCGCCAGCTTCGAGGATGGCCGGCATGGTTTGCCAGCTCTTCTCGACAGGCCGCATGATCCCGGCCCGGGCGATGCCGAACCGGCGGAACATTGACCACTGATCCTGAAATTCCAGAGTTTCCTTGTATCCGTAGTCGGCCCAAGCCTGCTGGTGCTTCTGGTCAAGAGTGCCGAAGCTCGACGCGAACCGGCTGATCAGCGCATTGGTGAAAATCTGTAAAAACGGCTTGGTCATGTTCTGTTACCTGTGGGCTCTGGCTTGCTGTCTTGTCGATAATAACATATTTACTACAGACTGCCCCGGGCGCGTGATTGCTATCTCTACGGCATCGCAAGTATTGTCAACCTGGTCATCCCAATCGTGAGAATCGTCTTCGGTGAACTGTGAGTGCTCGCTGACAAAATCCATCACCCAGGGCTCGCCCATAGGCAGCATCACTTTGCCAAGCTTGATCTGTGGGGCTGCATCCCGAGCCCTTACCGTCTTGTTCTGTCCGGCGCCGCGCTGAACTGCGGTGATCGGCAACTGGATCTGGCGGCCTGCTTCTTGTATAAGACCGGTCCCGCTGGCCTTGTCCTCAATGTGGATGCTGCGGAGTATTCCGTGATTTCCGGTCGTGTTCAGATCCCAATGCTTGGCGACGAAGTTGATAAACATGGCCCGAAGCTCTGGGGCCTCCCACTTGCCGCGCAATACGTCGAGAAGATACAGTTTGCCCTGCCACACCCCCCAGCACATGAGCACGCTGAAGTCATTACGCTCGCCGGTCTTCATCGCGGTATCGCCGGTGATGAAGCGGTATTCAAACGTGATCGGCCGGGCTTCATCGCAACCATCCTGATCTCCATAAAACTTCCACCAGTCGCTATGGAATATCTGGCCGCCGAGCGCGATAGGGGTCTGCATGTACTGGGCCTGGAACGTGTATTCGTTCCGCTCCCATAGATCCATGAGCTGGCCGATGTCCTCCATTTCCGGCCAGTAGGACCAGTATCCGTTGATCTGCTCAGAGTCCTTTACTGACTCCCAGCACTTATCGCGGATCCACTCCGGCAGGGCCTGGATATAGCCGTCGTTGATTAGGGCGGGGATCTTGATCAGATCGAAGTTGATGCCCATGCCTCCGCTAAGGCAAAAGCCAGACGTATCGAGCTGGTGGGTGCGCTGCTGAATAACTCCAATCGGAGTCGGATTGTTCTTTGATTTATCGCCTCGGCGCGACCGGATGGTATCGACCTGGATCCGGTGCTGGCGTTCGCGCTTGACCGAGCTGAACATATCTTCAGGCTTGTCGGGATCATCCTGCATCACGGCACCGGAGAATCCTTGGCCAGGGTACCCGCCCCGTCCGCCGGTAATCTGCCCGCCCATGGTCCGGCTGACCACCTCGAACACAGTCCGGCCCTTGGAGTCTGCTATCTGCCATTCTTCGGCCTGGTCCGCCTTGAAGTTGCTCGGCCATAGGTGCTGCCAGGCCTCGGACTTGATCATATCCTTGGTGCGGCGTGAGTTGCGCTTAACCAAGGAGTCGGCAAAGGATAGATTCAGGAACCGACAGCGGTTCTTAGCCTTGATGTGGGCATATGCCGGCAAGGCGATCGACCAGAACTCTGTCTTTGTGCCGCCTGGAGGTATGTTCAGAACGAAACTGCCTTGGTTTCCTGCAACTAGCTCATCAGCATAGTGCGCCATGTAGCGATGATGCCAGCTGATCATGAGCTTATCGCCCATAGTCAGCTGAAACCATATGCGAACGAACGTCAAAAAGTCGTGTTCAGATAGCGCCTTTACTGCCTGGCGCCGTGATTCGTCCAGATCTTCCCACTCAAGAAGCTCGCTCATTCAGGGGTCCTGGCCTTGGCCTTCCTGCATAGCACTGGCCTCAAATACCAGCCCCCGGCAGCAAGCGCCGCCAGCCCGATAATCAGAAACGTGATTGAGAAGCTCATTGTTGCACCTTTGGCTTAGTGATTTGGTTGAATGGCGGCCGGAGCCGCCAGTTGCTTAGAGAATGGAATATCAGAACGGTATGTCATCGTCGAAATCATCCATCCCTGCAGGCTGCTGGCCGCTCTGGGATTGCTGACCCTGATGCTGATATGTCTGCCCCTGGCTTTGCTGAGGCTGAGCGGATGACTGGGTCTGTGCGTCATCCTGCTTTCCATCAAGCATCTGCATCTGGCCACCGAACCCATCCACCACGATCTCTGTAGTGTAGCGATCCGCTCCGCTCTGATCCTGCCACTTGCGGGTACGAAGGGCTCCCTCGATATAGATTTTACTACCCTTGCGGCAATACTGGCCGACAATCTCGCCTAGCTTGCCGAAGAAAACAACGCGGTGCCACTCGGTACGCTCTTGCGGCTGCCCGCTTTCCTTATCCTTCCAGCTTTCACTGGTGGCCATGGTGATATTGGCCACCGCGTTTCCGTTGGGCATATATTTAACCTCGGGGTCTTGCCCCAGGTTTCCAATAAGGATTACTTTATTTACTCCGCGTGCCATTTTTCTACTCTCCGTTTGGGGTGATATAACGCCCGGTTGTGGGGTCGATCAATAGTTAACAGGCGATGAAACCCCTCTTCATTCCTGACTTTATCCAATGCTGTTTTTTCCTTCGCAGAAACCTAGAGCAGTAGAAATACTCCCCGCCTATCTCTTTGTATTTCATTCCTGTTGCTGGGTGTGTGTACATAATCCTCTCCTCATAACAATTCATTCAACCAGGCCTTCAAGCGTTGCGCACTACTCGATACGTCCAAGCCTTGCTGCCTTTTTCCAGCACCCCTGTCTCTATTCCGCGCTCAAGAACGTAGCAGGCGTTGTTGTAGCCTATCCGGCATGTTCTTTGAACTCGTGAAGCGCCAAACTCGTCTTTTTGATCCGAGTCTAGGAGCCGATCTAAATGCATCTGTTCTTGCTTCTCAGCATCCATTTTATCCATCCTTCGCTTCGTGAGTAACCGGCACCATCTCCCGCAGCGGCTTATCGAGATCCAGCGTGTCTTTCGCCATCTCCTTAGCTTGCGGGTGTACGGCGTACCGGGTGATATTCTTCAGACCCAGCGTTAGCCGGGCGATTATCTGTGCGTCTGTCATATGTGCAGCGCCTTCATTCCACGATTCAGGGCCGCTATCTCGCTGTCTTTCTGTTCTAGCACCAGGCGCACCAACTCAGCAGGAGCAGTCCCAAACTGACCATGGTGTTCTATCATTCCATCAGATAGATCTAGCTCGTTAACTACGTCTTCGAGCATGTTTTCTAGCTCTTCTTTCGTCCAGCAGCTCATTTCCCACCCCTCGGTTTAATTTCTGTCATCCCAACATCCCTATAATCGATTCATTGAAAATCAGAACCAGAAGGAACAGCAGGCCCGACAAGCCTTGGTGCTTACGAATCCAGCTATACAGCATCACGCCCTCTCTTTGATCGCAGCTTCAGCCTCCAGCCGTGAGAAGCCTCTTCAGCTCCCGGCCAGCAAACCAGATGATTTTACGCATATCCCTGATGGCGTCTGAATGTGAGCAAGTCCCATCCCGATAACATGCCTTGAAGATATTCCCCATTGCGAAGTTCATCCCCCTATGCTCGATAAGGTCTTGCAGCTCCGTAGCGTGAGCAGGGAACCCGTATTGCGAAGGGGTTGATCCTCCAGGCAGATCATCATCGGCAACAACGCCAAAGTCAGCGGGGTTTACAGCACCAGCTGCAGCAATCCGATCCGCCAGGGGCTTATCCCGAATCTGCTGGACTACATCGCGGCGTGAGAGCATGGCGGGCAGATCTTCGATTGGGTGGGGTGCGGTAATTGAATGGTTATCATAAAAATGAATATTCAGACTACAGCCATCACGAGATTGAGAGACGCCGAAATAATTCACCCACTCCGGCACCCATTTGATATTAGTCATTGCTCAACGCCTCCTCTGCTTGCGTGTTGCCTTCTTCTTCGCCCGGCGCTTGGCCGTAGCCTTCTTGTCAACGCCGATGAAATTGGATGAGAGGTGATCCCGCTCATAATCTAAGAGCTTGTAATCAGCCTTAAGGGGGTGAGGGCAATAAGGGGTCATCGCTTTTGGGGCAATATAATTGTCCACTCTTATCATAATCGGCGTTCTGTCCTGCTGCCGAATCATGAGTTCGATCAGTGTAGAGCTCCCCGCGTGGTAATGACCGGCTGATACCGTTGAATCACTCATTGCTCAATGCCTCCTGTCTGATTTGTTCGGCTTCTTGGAATAAGTCTTCAGCAACAGACTGGTAATACTCGTATGTCGCCGCTGTGCCGATTAGGTTGTCGTCATTGTTAACAGCCAGCATCTTATTTCCGAACCCCTCCAGCAGCGCCGCGTCATGCTCGGTTAGGGATTGGGCTGGGGTTTCATTGAGAACTGCAGCAATTTCAGGCGGGAGTATTGAAACATTGGGGTTTAGCCAATGCTCCATGCCAAAAGTGTGGAGAGTGTCGCGCATCCGCTCAACCTGCGCCTTGAGCTGGTCGTTCTCTTTTTGCTGATGGGTCGCATACCAGTTCTCATGTTGATGGCATGTTTCAGAACGACATTCTTTTATGTCTCCGCGAATTGCGCAGTGCTTACATTGATCAGTCACCTTTCAATACCTCATCCATGTCACTCATCGCATTGCAATCAACTTCACTGCGGTAATGTGCTTGCAATATCTGAGCACCCGCCGCACGCAACCGCTCATACTTAACCGACAGCTGCTCAAGCCGATGCTCTGCCCCTCTGATCAGGTCCAAGTAGTAAGCATCACCGCACACCGAAGCCGCAATCTCTCCGTGCCCTACATGGTCCTTTGTGATACCAGCCTCAACCCCGATGCTATTGGCTGCATGGCGGAAGGCGGTCAACATAGCGGCCTGGTCGTCGTGATTATTTTCCATATCAATCTCGCTTATTTGAATGGTCTAGCCTTGAGTATAGGCCCTTGAGTATAGCAGTCAAGCGTTATTGCATGGCCCGATAACGAGCTCATCGCCAAACATCGCAACCAGTTCGATAATGCCGAATGACTGGTGGTCGCCGTCCAGGTCGATAACGTAACTGGTAAATCGGGATTTGTGATAATCGCCAGCCTTGAGTTTTGACAGGATGAGCTGGCGATACCGGTCGTACTTATTGAACCTGCCGGTGATTACGGCAGGCATGGCTAAAGCTTGTCGGCGACATCTGAGAGCGCCTTGGCATCGACAACGGCATGCTTGTGCTCTTGCGGTCCTCCGCCGGGGCCTGATATTTCCTGGCTCACTTTCTCGCCGTACTTCTTTGGCTTAAGTTTAGCTGCTACCCACTTGCGCGAGTCGATTCGTAGACGCGACCGCTGTACATGCTCGGTGTTTAATCGAGTTGCACCCGCTGCCCCTTTCTCATCTGTCACATCGCTGTAATCATTAGAGGTATCATCGGCTATTTCAATGATATCTTCGGCGTACATGTCAGCGCACTCAGCTTTTGCAATCTCGTACTGATCAAGAAACTCCTCATGAGTCCTCAGCCAGTTGAACATTGTTGTAGTGCTAGGCATCGCATCATCTTTGGCGATCTTGCGCATAGACTCACCCTCTGCCAGTCGTGCGCAGATCGAGGAGCCTAGTTCTTCTGTGTAATCGGTAGGCCTGCCGTCCTGCATTACTTATCCTCGGCGACCAAGCGGAACTTCTTGGTGGGGTGCTTCTGGGTGAGGATGTAAGACGGCTTGCCTTCGAGAGACATGCTGAGCAGATCCTGGCAGCCTTCGCGCATAATCTCTCGGACTGTCTTGGCGTTGTTGCCTCGTTCGATCTTAGGTTTTGACATGATGTTTCCCTGGTGTTGGTTCGGTCAGTCAATTGTTACCCATCGGCCCGGCCTCGTCAAGCTTTGTGAGTGTTTTTTGAGTCTGCCGATGGTCTGCCGCGCTTGCCCCGGCTTGCCGCAAAGAAGGGGGCATACGATTGATAATCATTCGCTCCTATAAGTAGTTGTTTTATAACAACAATAATAATAACAATATTCTATTATCTCCCTACTAATACCTATCTGCCCCTTTGCCCCTGGGTACTCTCCGTTTTTGATTTTACTATTCCTTCAATTTGGTCCTTTAGAGACTCATATCATATTAAGGGATGGCGGCAGGGGGCGGGGCAAACGCGGCAAAGCGGCAAATATCTGTTGATAACTTGAATATTGTGTTTGAAATCATGCGGTTAAAACGCGCCGAACGGAGCGGCAAGCGCGGGGCAAGCATCGGCAGAGGGGGCAGAGTGCGCGGCAAAGGATCGGCAAACTGGCGGATAGCCTCGGAGTCTGGTCACAAATCATCCAGAATAGATGGTATGCACTCTAATTTCTTATATCTATTTCTTATAAGGGATGGCGAGGTTTGATATCCTCTTTTTTATACACGCAGCCCCTATAGATTCTATTGACTCACTATATTATTTGCTTTAATCTTGGCGGACATTACGCAAAACACCTACGGATGACTGATTTATGAACAACAAAGAAGCGGCTTTACAGATGCTTGACGATGCAGATAAAAGCAAATCAGCTAGGGTTT